CGAAATGGTGATAGAATTTTAGCTGTTTATACACAAAAAAATACAGATGTTACAATCTGGATTATAACAGAGTGGGACAGGAGTGTAACAACGATTCTATTTCCAAATGAGTATTAAATACGGAGGATAAAAATGTCAAAAATCGGATTACGGGATTATCAAAAAAGTGCAATCGAAAGAATGCAAAATGGATGTATCTTGTGTGGTGGCGTGGGAAGTGGTAAATCTCGAACGGCACTTGGATATTATTATGTCCAAAATGGTGGAGATATTGATAGTGATGAATATGTGCCAATGGATGATAACGATGTAAAAGACTTATATGTTATCACTACGGCACGAAAAAGAGATACGAAAGAATGGGAAGCTGATATGATACCGTTTTCACTTTCTACAAATAAGGATGTAAATTTATACAGCAATAAAGTTATAGTTGATTCATGGAACAACATAAAAAAATACGAGAATATCAAGAATGCGTTCTTTATATTTGATGAGCAAAGAGTTGTCGGAAGTGGTACATGGGTAAAGGCTTTCCTAAAGATAACCAAAGATAATGAATGGATTTTATTGTCGGCGACGCCTGGCGATACTTGGCAAGATTATATTCCGGTATTCATAGCTAATGGTTTTTATAAAAATCGAACTGAATTTACTCGTGAACACATCATATATAAACGATTTAGTAAATTCCCTCAAATAGACAGATACATTAATACGGGACGCTTAATTCGGTTACGAAATAAAATTTTGATAACTATGGATTTTCGTAGGAAAACAGTATCACATCATGAAGATATATATACAAAGTATGATATTTTGACATACAAGGATACTATGCGTAATCGTTGGAACCCATATAAGGATAAACCGGTGGAAACCGCGAGCGAGTTATGTTATTTATTAAGGAGAATAGTTAATAGTGATGACTCACGTCAAGTAGCAGTCTGTGAACTATTCGAAAAACATCCGAAACTAATTATATTTTACAACTTTGATTACGAGTTGGAAATATTAAAGGAAATTTCGTATGGCGACGATGTTGAAATCGCAGAATGGAACGGACACAAACATCAGCCTATTCCAGAGAGTACCCGTTGGGTATATTTAGTACAGTATAATGCAGGTTGCGAGGGGTGGAACTGTGTTAAAACCGATACTATTATATTTTATAGTCAAAATTATAGTTATAAGGTTATGGCTCAAGCTGCCGGACGAATAGATAGATTAAATACGCCCTTTTCAGATTTATATTACTATCATTTAAAATCTCGAAGCGGGATTGATTTAGCCATTAGTAAGGCTCTGGAAAGTAAGAAAAAATTTAATGAATCGAGGTATCTTAAATGGAAGTAGACTATCAAGAGGTATATTTTAACGACTATTGTAAAACGTGTATTTATAAAAATAAAGACGAACGTGAGGAACCGTGTAATGAATGTATAGAGCAACCGTACGTTTTAAATTCTCACGTGCCAATTAATTATAAAAAAGGAGAAAAAAGATGAGTAAATATGTTACAGAGCGTATAGACAACGGAGATATAAAACAAACAAAAAAGAATATTATTGCTGTAGACTTTGATGGGACTTTATGTACGAATAAGTATCCTGATATCGGCGAGCCGAACAAGAATTTGATTGCATATCTGAAAAAGAGACAGTCTAATGGGGACAAGTTAATTCTTTGGACTAGTCGAAATGAAGATCAGACGCGACAGGCAGTAGAGTGGTGCAAAGCACAAGGTTTGACTTTCGATGCTGTAAATGAGAATCTTCCAGAGATTATTGAAGCATTCGGCGGGGATTCCAGAAAGATATTTGCAAATGAGTACATAGACGACCGCAATCTAATGATAGAGTTATTTCGAGAAAAATCCAATATGGAATTATGGGCTGAGAATGAGGTTGCTTTGGCGTGTAAGCATGAGGCGCCAGAACGAAAAGATGGTGAATGGGATTACGGTTGTGCCTGCTACGAGAGTGCTTTAAAGGCATTCAAAAGTCTTTGTAAGGACGGACACTCTGGTATGAGTATCGGCTTTACTAAGACTATTCTAAACCGTATGATAGATCGTAAGCCCCTTATGCCTATTGAAGATACCGAAGATGCATGGAATCTGTGTACTCTTGATGACGATGGTAGTATAAAGCAGTATCAGTGCAAAAGAATGAGCTCTTTTTTTAAGTATGTTGCGGAAGATGGTACTGTTACCTATAGCGATGTGGACCGATATTGTTGTATAAACAACGATAATCACAATGCTAGCTATCATTGTGGACTGGTTGATCGTGTTATGAATGAATTATATCCTATTAGAATGCCCTATATTCCGTTTGATAAGTCGTTTAAGGTTTACACAGAAGATTTTCTTACGGATTCTAAGAATGGTTCTTTTGACACTATGGGTCTGCTGTATGCCATTGATCCTCATGGACGTCGGATTGAGATTAACCGTTATTTCAAAAATGCTCTAGTAGGCTTTGATGAGATTGATAAAACTGAATATGATGAACGTAAAGAGATGGCAAAGAAACGACAAGAGCAGTGAAAAGAGTATAACAAAGAATAAACGATGGTATGAACGAGTAAAAGGTGTTTAAATAATATATTGAAAATAAATTATTAATGGAGATGAGAAGTTATGAAAACAAAGCAAAACAGAAAGATAGGAATAAAACCAATCATAGCATTTGTAAATCCTATAGAAAATCGAAAGATGAGACGAAAAGAGTGTGTGGAAGTAACTTGTGGTAATTGTGGCGGACACATAAATTTATACGACAAATATTGTAGACACTGTGGTGCACGAATAGCAGAAAGGTAGAAAGTTATGGGTGCAAAAAAAGAAAAAGTTCCGGTAACGTTTTTCGATTATAAAAAGTATGCCATAAGAGCAGCAAAGGAACTATTATATCCTTATGAAATAGTTAAAAAAATCAGACAGGCAAAAAATGAGAGTGAGATATCGCACATAATGTCGAACGCACGAAAGAGCAATGCGGTCAAAGAATTAAATAAAGGAAAGGACGAAGGAAAGGACGAAGAACAAGATGGATGATAATATTGTATGTTATATCGTATTAGTAGCTGGTATGTTGTCGATAATTAGTTTGCCATTAAGAGGTATATATATTGAAAAGAAATTTTTTAATATTGGTATATGTCCGTGTTGTGGTAATCCGTTAAGAGATTGGGCAATTAACTGTAAGGGCGAACGAGGTTATTTGTGTGAAATATGTGGTTATCATACTTGGGTGAGTTATAAAACTGTTGATAAAAAATATCGGAGAAATGGAGGTACAGTCCGATGAGTTACGAATATGACCAGTATTTGCAGCAGCATCGAAACAATGTCAAAAGAGGTTTTGAATGGCTTCTGACAAATTTGCCGACGGTTCTGACAGGACAGCCCGATGCAAGCTGGCAGATCATATTTGACCACGATTCGTCAAAGAACAATGATGATGAATACTTGGCTTATGACACCTATTTCTATGGTAACAATCGTTCGTATGAGGTAATGGAAGAATTTAAAAGAGCATGGCTTCGTCACATTCACCGAAACCCTCATCATTGGCAGTATTGGGTGCTCATCAACGACGACCCAAGCGAGGGCGAAATTATCCTTGATATGCCATATAATTATATTATCGAGATGATATGCGACTGGTGGTCATTCAGCTGGCAAAAGGGTGACCTTGGTGAGATATTTAATTGGTATGATGAACATTCCGATTACATAAAGCTTTCTCCCAAGACAAGGAAAACTGTCGAGGATATTCTTGAACAATTACGCGAACGACTTGGATTAACCACACTTGCACATCACGGCATAAAAGGTCAGAAGTGGGGCGTGAAAAACGGACCGCCTTATCCGCTTGACAAAGCTGAAAAACATGATACAATAGTAGAAGATGCAATAAGATCAGGTGAGGTTTCTACAAAAATCAATCGTGAAAAACAGCTTCGTCACGCGTTTGACGCTCATAAACCGGGAAGAAGTTATTTGAATGGTGATTTGGATTTTGCTCAGAAACTGGTAGACAAATTAAGTGGAACGGGTGAAGCAAAACTTGATTCAAACGGAAAATGGACAAACAAAGAAATGGTCACCGATAATGAGAATATCGGAACGCACGTTAATCCGGTAAATGGAAAAGAAACAAAGACAAATAAAGCCATCATCATATATTCCAAAACCGGAACACATATATACCCAAGATTGGAGGACCAAATATGTCATTAAATGAATACTATGAAAAAAAAGTTCGTATAGTTTCAAAAAACGGAGAAACATTTGAAGGTAAGGTCACGGATTATTTTTATCCGGAAGATAACGAACCGGAAGAAGAAAGCATCGCTATCAGATGCGAGAATGGTCCATTGATAGGAAAGTCTGTAGAATTTCCGGAACATGATATTGTATCGATTCAAATCATATCATGAATAAAGACAAATGCCTTGGTGGTATTAAATCATGAAAGTCCGTTGGAAAGGAAAAACAGATTAACTTGTGCTTACTCACAATAAAATCTATGCAGTTCTTGCTGTTGAAAGAGGTTGGTACAGGTTGATAGATGATAGTGGTGAAGATTATTTATATCCTCCCGATAATTTTGAAATTGTCGATGAGTGATACTTTTGCAAACGAATGCTCCGAATTGTGTATAAAGCAGTTCGGGGCATTTTTTTACCTACGCGAAAAATGCAGGTTCCTTTATGGGAAACCCAAACGAAAGACTCGGTGGAAACATCGGGTCTTAACTTTTTTATATTTTGAAAGGAGTAAAAAGTTATGAGTAAAAAAGAGATCAAATTATCACCCAAACATGGGGTAAATCCGTGTATTCCTATCTGCTGTTGGTGCGGTGAAGAAAAGAACGAAATTGCTCTTCTTGGCAAACTTAAAGATGATGCGGGAGCACCGAGAAATGCTGTCATTGACTATGAACCATGTGAAGAATGTCAGGCTAAATTCAATATGGGTGTTGTATTTATTGAAGTGACAAAAAATCAGCCGTATAAGAATGTAATGCCTATCAAGATGCAGAACGGAACCCCTTTTTACCCGACATTCAGATATTCGGTCATCAAGCTTGAAGCCGCAAAAGAGCTGTTCAGAGATGAGACACTCGTAAACGGCTCACGGCTTCTCATTGAAGGTGATTTATATTCAGAATTGATAGTGATTTGGAGTGATAATAATAGGTAACGAAAGAAGAGATAAAGCAAGAAAATTCTTGGCAATGCTCGAAAGAAAAATCGATAACTGGGATGAGAGGTCTTGCTTTACTGTATGCGGTGTGAAAAATTTGAGCCGTTCAGATATGGATGACCTCATATTATACACAGAGCATTTCATAGAATACGGATATTTTATAGGACTTCGCGAACCACTCGGAAGCATCGCCGAGGTTTTGAAAAATGCTGATTTGAAAGGAGAAAACTATGATCAAAATTGAAAATGTAGAAGTAATGGGGTGGAAGGCAGCCATTAGAGGTATGCGCAATCCAATGAACTCTTGGGAGAAGAGCGATAGTAGATGGTACTTAATAGAAACACCGGGGACTAATCAAGCAGCTGCAAACGATAAATATTTAAGAGAAAAATATTGCATTGGAGATAATGACCTTGATCTTATGAAACGACTTGCTAAAGCCGGAACCGATCATCGTAAGTTCATGCGGATGATTACCGTATATTTGGATATTACAGCTCCGCTCTATTGGTAGATTCTTTCTGCCAATGAAACACTTTTCCTAGTTATCGCTAGGGGTCGCTTATGCGGCTAACGGGGAACCACCCATTGGAATCCCGTGGGAAACATTTCGAAAATATATTCGCGATAAAAACAACTCCTATTATGAAAGGAGTGATATTTATGAAATTTAAAATGACGAAAGAACGAATTGATACTATTAACGAATTACTAAAAACACATGGTGATACACTTACCGCGTTCTACGATGAGGCATTACATCA